AGTAGGCCGCCCAACAGACTATGACGAATCCTTTTGTGAAAGGGTTGAGGAGTTGGGCGCTATGGGTAAAAGTGTTACACAAATAGCCAAAGAACTAGGCTTTGCTTTGAGAACTATTTACTTATGGAGAGATACTTATCCACAGTTTATGCACTCCTTATCCACAGCAAAGGAATTAGAGGAAGCATGGTGGGAGGATCAATGCCAGGCTTACATGGTAGAGACCAAAGACGGCCCTAAGTTGAACGGCACATTGTGGTCACGATCAATGGCTGCAAGGTTCCCCAAGAAGTACAGAGACAACAGCAAGATCGAGCTAACTGGCGAGGGTGGAGCGCCTTTGATCCCTCACATACAGGTTAGTTTTGTAAAGCCTAATGAATGAAGTCCAACAGGCTATAAGCAAGGCAGAGTTTCCTGAGAAGCTCCAATGCCTATTCAATCCCACTAAATCACGCTATCGCACACTTTATGGTGGTAGGGGTGCAGGTAAGTCGCATGGTGTTGCTAAAGCCCTGTTAATCAAAGGTGCAATGGCTACGCTGCGAGTCTTGTGCGCTAGGGAATACCAGACTTCTATTCGGGACTCAGTTCACAAGCTATTGTGCGACCAAATCGAGTTATTGGGTTTGTCAACATTTTACGAAATAACCCAGACGAGTATACGAGGTAAGAATGGTACAGAATTCTTCTTTGTGGGTCTGAAGAATAACATTGCTAACGTAAAATCAGTAGAAGGGGTCGACATTTGCTGGTGTGAGGAAGCCCAGACAATCAGTCGATTCTCTTGGAACACGCTGATCCCCACAATTCGTAAGGAAGATTCTGAAATATGGATCACCTTTAACCCAGAGTTGGAGACTGATGAAACGTATCAGAGATTCATTCTCAATTCCCCTGAAAATTCCATAGTTGCTAAGGTCAATTGGTCAGATAACCCTTGGTTTCCAGAGACACTCAGATTAGAGAAAGATTCACTAAGAGCTAGAGACCCAGAAGCCTACAACACAGTCTGGGAAGGTCTATGTAGGCAAACAGTAGATGGCGCTATCTTTGCCAAAGAGATGCAGTTTGCAGAGCTGGATGGTCGCATCACCAAAGTNCCATATGACGCTACAAAGCCAGTCCACGCCATCTTTGACTTAGGATGGTCTGATGCTACTGCCGTGTGGTTTATGCAGTTTGTGGGGATGGAGAACAGGTTAGTACGCTATTTTGAGACTAACCAAGAGACNATCAGCTCAATACTCAACAAAATGCAGGGTTTTGGGTATTTATACGATACTTTGTGGCTACCACACGATGCTGAGAACAAAACTTTGGCTGGAAATGGTAGAAGCATAGAAGAAATTGTTAGAAATTTAGGATATAAGACTAGAATAGTACCTAAAGTTCCTATTGTGGACTCAATTAACGCTGCTAGGACAATTTTTAGCAACTGTTACTTTGATCGTGAAAACTGCCATCAAGGGTTGNAAGCGTTGCGACATTACAGGTATGAGGTCGATCCTGAGACTGGAATGTTTAGCAAAACGCCANTACACGATCAATATTCACATGGTGCTGATGCCTTTCGTTACATTGGACTAATGATTAGTGAACCTAAGAAAGTCACAAAGAAAGCACAACAAATTGTTCAATCTTCTTGGATGGGTTAATTATGGTAGATGATCTAGAGTCAAGTGAATTAATAGCTGATGCCCAAGCATTCTTACATATTTGTGTAGATGCGGACATGATGAACCGAACCGAAGCCCTNGAGGATTTGAGGTTTAGCGCAGGTGATCAATGGCCTGTAGAGATTCAAAACAGTCGCACTTTAGAGTCTAGACCATGCCTAACTATCAACAAGATAGACGCATATTGTAGACAGGTTACTAACAACATACGCCAGCAACGCCCAAGAATCAAAGTTCATGGGGTCAATAATGAGTCTGATGAAAAGATGGCAGACATCTTGACCGGCATTTGTAGGCACATCGAGGTCAATTCAGATGCTGACCAGGCATACGACAACGCTGCAGACTACACAGTTCGCATGGGTTGGGGGTTTATTAGGGTAAGCACAGACTATGTGCGTGAGGATTCCTTTGATCAGGAAATCTACATTAAATCCATAATGAATCCCTTTACTGTCTACTTTGACCCCAATTCCATACTTCCAGATGGATCAGACGCTGAAAAGGTACTGATAACTGAGGTCATCTCTAAAAAGCAGTTTGCTTTGATGTACCCAGACGCTGATGAGGGCGTACAGTTTAATCAGCGTGGAGCTGGTGACAGTAATGCTGAATGGGTAATGAAAGAAGATATTAGGATTGCTGAATACTTCTACACAGTTAGAACGCCCACTAAGCTCTTATTGTTGGCTGATGGTACAAAGGTATACAAGGAAGACTTTAAAGGTGACCCAAGCCTGATTATTGACTCTAGAGACACAGTTAGAAAAGAGATCAGATGGGCCAAGCTCACAGGAATGCAAATTCTAGAGGAGGGTGTGTGGCCTGGTCGCTTTATCCCAATTATTCCTGTTTATGGACATCAACTAATTGTTGAGAACAAGCGCAAAAAGTTCGGTCTGGTGCGTATGGCTAAAGACCCACAGCGTATGTACAACTTCTGGCAAACGTCTATGACCGAGAGTATTGCCCTAGCGCCCAAGCCCAAGTGGTTGTTGGCAGAGGGTCAAGACGAGGGACATGAGAACGAGTGGGCGCAGGCTAACGTCAAATCTGCNCCAGTCCTAAGATACAAGCAAAAAGACATNGAGGGCGTACCAGCTCCTGTACCCACTAGGATTCAACCTGAAGCACCTCCAGCCGGTATCATGGCTGCTAGTGCTGCTATTTCTCAGGACTTGCAAGCAGTTATTGGTATTGTTGATCCTAACCAACAACCTACTGGCAACATCTCAGGCAAGGCGCTAAATGGTCAGCAACAACAAGTTGACATCACCAATTTCCACTTCTATGACAATTTGACACGTTCTATTCGGCATATTGGTAAGATCATTCTTGATTTAGTGCCCAAAATCTACGATACAGAGCGAGTAATGCGGATCATTGGGGATGATGGACAACCTGATCTAGTCACGCTCAACACCCCAGGCACAGATGAGTTTGGCATTCAAAAGATACTGAACGATGTGACCATTGGCGAATATGACGTAGTGATGGACACAGGCCCTGGCTATAACTCCAAGCGCCAAGAAGCGGTTACTGCCATGATGCCTTTGTTCGCTGCCGATCCAAACCTCATGCAAATGGCTGGTGATTTGTTTATTCGCAATATGGACTTTCCAGGCGCTAACATCATTGCTGACCGCTTGGCAGCAGCGAACCCCATGAGTCAGATTGACGAGAAGTCTAAGATACCACCACAGGTTCAGATGCAACTGGCTATGTCTAAACAACAAGTCCAGCAGATGCAACAGCAAATTCAGCAGTTGCAAATGGCTATGAAGCAAAGACAGGACATTGAGGGCGTTAAACAACAGGCAGAGACTCAGCGTGAGCTAATGAGACAGACAGCTAAAGCCCACAATACTGAATCTATGCTTGAAGCTAGAGTCCATGATGTAAACATGAGAGCTGTAACTAGCCAAAATAANACCGAAATTGAGTCTATTATGGAGCTTTTAGTTCATCATTTGGATACAGCTAGGCTTGAAAAAGAGATAGCGAGTCGTAATGCNGAACAATATAAGTATGCAAACGAATCAGTNACAGGTTTACANCCAGGAGTCCAATAATGCCAACAGTAACAAGCGAAAACAAAAAAGAATTTGATCGTGAAACAATGGAAAAACGCGGTCAATTAAAGGAAAAACGAAAGCCTAGTGCATCTAATGATTTTTACAGCAAATACAAAGAAAAACTCAATCCTCATAAAGATTATTTTGAATTTGTAAAGGGAAATGAACCTCATATTAAAGAACACGCAAGTGGAATTGCAAATCAAATTAAATCCTTTACTGGATTAAACGAAAAACAAAAAAATAAAAAATATAACGAAAGAATGGGTGACATGAGAAATCATGTAACTGAAGCATGGGATTACACAAAACCAGATACTTGACAGATTAACCATTTTGGGCTACATTGCCTAACAAACGTACCTATACGTCTTATAGGGTAAATCCTTGGTAAAACCATGAGTGAAAAAGAAGCGAGCAATGTGCTCACAAGTGAGAAT